AGGATGATGGCCACGGCCAGGAACAGTGCCCACATGGAATATGATACCAACCCGGGTGGTTTCCAAAACTGGTTCTGGTTCTTGCCATTTGAAAAACAGTTGGATGAAAAACAAGATGCTTGTTACCGCAAGGTAAAAAGTCGTTACAAAGTATGGCCTTCGGCTTATGCATCGGGTGCCTTGGTCCAGTGCCGCAAGAAAGGTGCTGACAACTGGGGCAACAAGAAAAAATGAGATATCGAGAGATCCTTGAAGCATGCTGGACTGGTTATAGAAAAGCCGGTATGAAGCGCAAGGGTGATCGCTGGGTTCCCAACTGTGTGCCTGTGAGCGAACAGCACATGGAAGAAAATCTCCGAGACTGGTTCAAAGAGAAGTGGGTGCGATTTGGGCCCGACGGTAAGATCCGTGGTGACTGCGCCAGAGGTTCCGACTCAGAAGGCAAGCCAAAGTGCCTGCCACAGTCAAAAGCACACAGCCTAGGCAAAAAAGGTCGTGCGTCGGCAGCAGCCAAGAAGCGTAGAGAAGATCCCAATCCAGAACGCAGAGGTGCTGCCAAGAATGTGTCCACAAAGGTTCGCGAGGATGCAGTGCAAGATCTAGTGAAAGATCTAAAAAATCCACACAGTTATGATGCCATTGATCACATGATGCAGACCATTGCTAAAAAATCTGGAATCACTGCAAAAGAACTGCATGATCGTTTCGTGAAAAAACATGACATAACTCCAGACGAATACATCAAACGCAAAGGCAACAAATGAGAAATCTAATCAACCGCATGGAAGCCATAGAACAAGGTTGTCCCCCTGCAACACAAAACATTGACCTCAACCTCAAGAACAGGAAGAAAGCCATAGATGAATATGACTATGGTCCCATGGATCCCAACGCTCCCAACGAAGAATATTGGGAAAGGATAGCCGCAGAGTGGAACATGGACGACGTCGATCAAGCCAAGTCGGCACGCTGTGGCAACTGCGCGGCCTTTGACATATCAGATGACATGCAAGATTGCATAGCCAAAGGCATCGGTGCAGAACCTGGGTCGGACCCTATGAGCACCATAGATGCAGGCACCTTGGGTTATTGCAAATTCCTCAAATTCAAATGTGCTGCCAAACGCACCTGCACCGCTTGGGTGGAAGGTGGTCCCATAACAAAATGAGAGTGACTGACATCGTGCGCGAGACCAAAGATATTGCCAGTTTCCTAAGTGGTCAATCTCCCATGGTAACGCTGCCACCTGGTAGTGCTAGAGCCAAGATTTTCACACCACAGGATCGCCAGGCCATAGAACGTTTTGTTCCTGCGGTGCGCGACATGACCGATCATGACGCACTGGAATCGGCCAAAGAGTTTTTAGAAACTTTCTTGAATCGCATCAAAACCGGCGAACAGTTGGACAGGACTGACCTTCGCATAGTCGGCGGACTCTATGACATCATCCGCAAACAAACCGATCGTTATGACACGTTTATGAGGAAATACAATCTAGATGAAAGCCAGTGAATTCGTTTCTGAGAAATGGAGCCGCAAATACAAACGCTCTATCAACTGTGCCCGGCCTCGTGGTTTCAGCCAGAAAGCGCACTGTGCTGGTCGTCGAAAGACCGACGAAGCCATAGGTGCCAATTACAACACCGCTCGTAGCATCGCTCAGGACATCCATGATTATGTTCTGAACATAGGACAGACCATTAGTCTGCAAGGGTCTCGAGGTCGTCCATATGTAGAGCAACTGCAATCAGAAATGTTGCCCATGATCGAGGAACTGCGTGCGCTTGGCTACGACTATCACCCCGAAGCCCGAGACTACATGGTGCCATTGACCATAGACAATGCTCTCGATCCCAGACTGACCGAAGAACAACTGGATGAGATACTCATGTTTAAAGGATCACCTTGCACCGTGGACTGCTCGGGTCACAGGGCAGGATACGAGTGGTGGTTCCGCAAACGCAAGACTCCCAACTCATGGAGCCCCAGTTTCAACAAGGGCGCTGCCTTGGCAGCCGCAGGTAAGTAACGGTATGGACTATCCTGTATATCCCGAAGATGACGGTTCGGATCGTTGTCGTAATCCCTACAGCCCTGTGGCAAAGAACACACCTTAGGACCGCTATGGTGCGTGGCCGGCTGCTGGCCTGACTGACGGATTCGCTACCCCTAGGTCTAAAGTGAGCATAATTATTTAGATGTATAACATTGTACCATCGTCATGGCAAGGATCTGCCGATCAATGCACGGGTGAGATGGCATGGTTAAAAGAACTTGGGTCTAATTTCTATTGTGCTCTATGGCAAGCATGGCCAAAATATGATTTACCACTTGGATACGATGGTTACGTCATCTCGTTTCACCTCGAGTCTGGTGATTTTGCTATAGAGTGCGAAAAGGTAAACCTAAGCACATCTGATCAGGTTATTAGATATTTTAAATCTTGACTAAATCTGGGATATCGTGTATTATACGACAACAAAGGAGATATTATGGATACCAAAACATTCAACGCCGAACAAAAAGCCAAACTCACCCAAATCATCAATGAAGGCATGCAGGTCATGCACGAGATCGAAACGCTGACTGGCGGACTCAATGACACTGTCAAGGCCGTGGCCGAAGAAATGGAAATCAAACCCAGCATTCTCAAAAAAGCCATCAAGGTTGCGCACAAGGCCGAGTTTGGTAAAACCCAGCAGGAGCAAGAACTGTTGGAAACGATTTTGACCACCGTGGGCAAAACTCTATAATTACTGTTATCGAAACAGCGCATCGCCCACGTCACGGGCATGAATCAAGGTATGAGCGAGCCATAAGTCGCCTGGAGAACAATGAGTTACGTAGACGCACTATTTGATCGTGATCACGATCGCATACATGTGGTAGAACGCCTGGATGGGCGTAGAGAATACCGAGAGTATCCTGCCACATACATTTTTTATTACGACGATCCCCGAGGCAAGTTCCGTTCGATCTACGGCAACTCTGTTTCGAGATTTTCTACACGCAACAACAAAGAGTTCCGCAAAGAACTGCGCATCCAGTCGGGCAAGCAAATCTATGAGTCCGACATCAATCCTGTGTTCCGTTGCTTCGAAGAAAACTACAAAGGACAAGATGCTCCTCGACTGCAGACAGCATTCTTTGACATCGAAGTAGACTTCGATGCTGAGCGCGGATTTTCCAAGCCCGAGGATCCATTCAATCCTATCACTGCCATATCGGTCTATCTTGACTGGTTAGATCAGTTGGTAACACTGGTGGTTCCGCCACGTCACATGAGCCAGGAGACTGCTCAAGAGATTGCCAGCGAGTTTGACAATACCTTGGTATTTGAACGTGAAGAGGACATGTTAAAAACATTCCTGGATCTAATAGATGATGCAGACGTGCTGTCAGGGTGGAACTCAGAAGGCTTTGATATTCCTTATGTGATCATGCGTACCACTCGTGTATTGAGCAAAGATGACACACGAAAGATGTGCTTGTGGGGACAACTGCCCAAGCAACGCACCTTTGAACGATTCGGCGCAGAAAATCTCACTTTCGATCTCATTGGACGTGTGCATATGGATTACATGCAACTCTACAGGAAATATACCTATGAAGAAAGACACTCCTATAGTCTGGATGCCATCCTCGAATATGAAGGACTTGAAGGAAAAACTAAATTTGAAGGAACCCTGGACCAACTCTACAACCAAAACTTCAAAACATTCATACAGTATAACCGACAGGACGTCAACGGTCTGGCCCAGATGGACAAAAAACTCCGGTTCCTGGATCTAGCCAACGAACTAGCCCACGCCAACACTGTGTTGCTACAGACCACCATGGGTGCTGTGGCAGTCACAGAGCAAGCAATCATCAACGAAGCCCACGAACGTGGTATGGTAGTTCCCAACAGGAAAGAGAGACTCACAGATGAAGACACGCAAGCCGCAGGTGCCTATGTTGCTTATCCCAAAAAAGGCATCCACGAATGGGTCGGTGCCATCGACATCAACTCACTGTATCCCTCGGCTATTAGAGCCCTCAACATGGCGCCAGAAACCATCGTCGGGCAACTGCGCCCCATAATGACTGACCGGTATATCCGAGACAAGCAGACTTCCGGTGCGAGCTTCGCGGCTGCCTGGGAAGGCCTGTTCGGCAGTCTTGAGTATACAGCCGTGATGGAACAACAGCGTGGCACAGAGATCACCATAGACTGGCAGGACGGTGAAGAGACCGTGCATAGTGCCGCAGAAGTGTGGAAGATGGTTTTTGACTCAAATCAGCCATGGATCCTCAGCGCCAATGGAACTATATTCACTTTTGAAACCGAAGGTGTGATTCCGGGACTGTTGGCACGCTGGTATAGAGAGCGCAAGGAACTCCAGAATCATCTCAAACAAGCCACTAGCAAAGCCGATCAGGAATTTTGGGACAAACGACAGTTGGTCAAGAAGATCAACTTGAACAGTCTGTATGGTGCCATCCTCAACCCCGGTTGTAGATTTTTCGACAAGCGCATCGGTCAATCAACCACGCTCACGGGTCGGGCCATCGCACATCACATGGATGCCTTTGTCAACGAGTGTGTCACAGGAAAATACGATCACACAGGTGATGCTATCATCTATGGCGATACAGATTCTGTATATTTTTCTGCCTGGCCTGCGCTGAAACAAGAAGTGGAACAAGGACGCATGACATGGTCCAAAGAGATCTGTGTGCAACTCTATGATTCGATCGCAGAACAAGTCAACCAGAGTTTTCCAGCATTCATGGAACAGGCATTCCATTGCCCTAGAGAGATGGGCGAGATCATCCGAGGCGGTCGAGAGCTGGTGGCAGATCGCAGTTTGTTCATCACCAAGAAGCGTTATGCTGTCAACATCTACGACAAAGAAGGCAAACGCAAAGATGTTGAGGGCAAAACAGGACAGATCAAGGCCATGGGGCTAGATCTCAAGCGCAGTGACACACCCAAGATCATCCAGGACTTCCTATGGTCATTGTTGGAAAGAGTGTTGGCCGGTGCCCAACGAGATGAAATCATAGAACGCATCAAAGAATTCAAATATGAATTCAAAGAACGCCCAGGTTGGGAGAAAGGTTCGCCCAAACGTGTGAACAATCTCACACAGTATGCCAAGAAAGAAGAACGTGAAGGCCGTGCTAACATGCCAGGTCATGTGCGAGCAGCCATGAACTGGAACTCCATGCGACGCATGAATTCAGACAACTACTCCATGCAAATTGTGGATGGCATGAAGACCATCGTTTGCAAACTGAAATCTAATGCCCTGGGCTGGACGTCCATTGGATATCCCACAGATGAATTGCACTTGCCTGCTTGGTTCCGAGAATTGCCATTTGATGATGCAGAAATGGAAGCCACAGTAGTGGATCAAAAGATAGACAATCTGTTGTCGGTACTGGACTGGGATCTTTCATCGGCCACCGATACCACCAACACTTTCCAATCATTTTTTGACTTAGCATGAAACTCAGCAGATTAATCACCTACAAACACATGGTCGACGGGTTGCATATCAGTCACATCCAGGACCAAATAGAAACTGAACTAAAACAGATCCACACTGATCTTTCCATACAAAATATAGATTTTGATAATCTCAAATCTGAAATCGAAAAGCAGAGCCAAATGATACGGCAAAGCATGACAGCCATTGAATCATTGCTGGCTCAATTTAAAAAAAATCTACATGGCTTCGTGGACAGCATAGAAGAGCCTTATTACGCCCGGAGCGAAAGCCTTTATCAAGAGAGTCGCAAAGATTCTGCTGAATACACGCTGGATCAATTGCAGTTCAAAAAACTGCTGTATGAACCGGCCACCAATGAATTTTTCCAAAGCCGACTGAAATTGCATTCGAACTTCAAATGGCCGGCCTTGGAGATTCGTCCTGGATTTGGAGATCTCACTCCATGTCTTGTGGCCTGCGATCCTTTGTATCTAGTTGACACCAATGATGCACTCCTGCAACCTGTCAAAAAAATGTTTACTCCAGAATACCAGCGACGCATCAGATATTACACCATCGACGAATCGGCCAAGCACATTCTCAACCAATTGCCCCGACAACAGTTTGGTATTATAGTAGCAGTGAATTTTTTTAACTTCCGTCCTCTTCCTTTGATCAAAAAATACGTGCAGGAATCGTTCTCGCTGTTGAAACCTGGAGGATCCTTGATTTTTACCTATAATAACTGTGACTATCCAATAGGTGTTGACAATTTTGAAAATTCGTATTATTGTTATACACCAGGACATCAAATCGCTGAAATCTGTAAACAAGCAGGATTCAGGATAGCGGCCAGTTTTGATCTAGAGAACAATGTGAGTTGGCTCGAACTACAAAGACCGGGAAGACTGAGTAGCATACGTGGCGGACAGGCTTTAGGCAAAATACAATCACTTTAACGGAGAACCAAATGAGAGACTTTTTATTAGACTTAGTAGAACACACACATGATCTCGGTTGCATCGACCTAATCAAGATCACAGGCACAGACAAAGAAACTGTGATAGATGCCTTGGCTGAGGACAAGAGCGTGGTCGTGAATGCACGATTCGCCACGCCAGTGGCTGAATTCATGGGCACGTTCGGCATGCCCAATCTCAGCAAATTAAAGATCCTGATTAACTTGCAGGAGTATCGCGAACACGCCACCATCACTGTGAATCGCCAAGACCGTAATGGTGTGGACTCGCCGGTAGGCATGCATTTTGAGAACAAAGTAGGAGACTTCAAGAACGACTATCGATTCATGGTCGCAGAAGTGGTCAGCGAAAAACTCAAACAGTTTAAGATGAAACCAGTGACCTGGCATGTGGAATTCGAGCCCACAGTGGCCGCTATCCAGCGTCTCAAGATGCAGGCACAGGCCAATGCCGAAGAAACTTCATTCATGGCCAAAACCGAAGGCACTGATCTCAAGTTTTTCTTTGGTGATCACTCCACACACGCAGGCAACTTCGTGTTCCAACCTGCGGTCAGCGGCAAACTCACCCGTCCATGGTTATGGCCAGTCCAGCAGTTCATCGCTATCATGAATCTCACTGGTGACAAGACTGTGCGTTTCAGCGACGATGGTATTGCCAAGATCACTGTGAACTCAGGCATCGCCACTTACGATTACATGTTACCGGCCTTGAGCAAGTGATCAGAAATGTAGTCCGTTACCAGCCTCCTGATATCTGGGGAGTGTTGTGTATAGACATCTGGCAAGATGCTCGCACCGACGAGTTTTACCAAACGTTCCTCCAGAGATTGTCTAAATATCCAGTGGGTGCTGTGGTTAACTGCACCTTGGATCTGGTGATTGACTATGCGGATGTGAGCGTGTATAATACACTTGATAGATACCACTGGCGATCAACAGATACCCAAGAACAAATACGCAACATGATGCTACTAGATCTCGTCAAAGCCAGTGGGCAAAACAGGACCAGTCGCTTGATACATGATGCTTTGTTTGACCAAAACACTGTGCATATCAGCCAAAAGCAAACATTTAACTATCATGTGGATCGGTTCTTTCCTGACATAAAGGATTGGATCGTGCTTGGCAGTGCCTGGGGCAAGTGTTTACACTACGGACCATTGGGTATAGATAAATTGGTAGATCTACCAAATTGGAGATTCCATATCTTTCCTCAATGGAGTATACAGACAGAAACTCAGCAGGCACCGGATCTGCAACAGATACACGACGATTATTTTGTATGGGCACCCATCGAAGATGATGGGTATAGACTGATAACAAGAGCACAAAATCACAAATGGATAGAGACGACTTAACATCTAAACAGCAAGACTATGCTGTGTTCCTCCCGGCCATCTCCAGTTTCTACGCTGGATACATCGGTCGCGAACGCCATGGTGTAGGACTGGATGCAGGTCGGTTGCCCTCGGCCATTGGTGACATGGAAGCCATGAACTGGCTCAATCCTACCAAGGCTTTGTTTCCCTATCGTTGGAGCTTGTATTCCGCAGGACACGCCAATCTAGATTTGAATAAGTTTGATGCCAAAGAGGACATGATCCGCAACAGAGATCCCAACACCATCATGCTGGCAGACTCAGGTGGATTCCAGATCGCCAAAGGTGTATGGCCCGGGCGCTGGGCAGATCCCACAGATAAAAAGTCAGAGCAACAACGAGAAAAAGTTCTTAAATGGCAGATGGGCATAGCCACATACGGAATGACCATGGACATACCCACATGGACATTCCGAGACCCCAAGGCTGCTGAAGCATCGGGTATTCACAGTTATGATGATGCTGTCACAGCCACACAATACAACAACGAATTCTGGATCGCTAATCGCTACGGCGATACCCGGATCTTGAACGTGCTCCAAGGCGGTAACCATGCCGAGGCCGATCATTGGTATGATCTCATGAAACACTATTCTGATCCCAAGCGTTATCCAGATCGGCATTTCAATGGATGGGGCATGGGTGGCCAGAACATGTGTGACGTGCATCTCATACTCCGCCGCTTGATACATCTCATACATGATGGACTGTTAGAAAAAGGTGTGCATGACTGGATGCACTTCTTGGGCACTTCAAAGTTGGAATATGCCTGTCTGCTCACAGACGTCCAACGTGCCATAAGAAAATATCACAATGCCAATTTCACCATAAGTTTTGACTGTGCCAGCCCGTTCCTGGCCACTGCCAATGGACAGATATACACACAGCTCAGGACTGAAAACAGAGGCAAGTGGAGTTACATGATGAGCCCCACAGCAGACGATAAAAAATATGCCACGGACACTCGTGCATTCCGAGATGCTGTGCTACAGGACCGGATACATGACACATTTGAAGATAGCCCTATATCTGCCCGTATGAAGATCCAGGATGTGTGCATCTATAAACCCGGCGATTTGAACAAAATTGGCAAAGAAGGTCGCACATCGTGGGACTCTTTCTCTTACGCACTAATGATGGGTCACAATGTGTGGCATCATATCCGGGCGGTACAAGAAGCCAATCGGAGATATGATGCAGGAGAAGTTCCCGGAATGCTTGTGCGAGAAACCTTTGATCGTGTATACTTTAGAGACTTAGTAGATACCATTTTCCAACAACGTGATCGCAATCGTAGTTTGACTATCATAGATGAAAACTCTAAATTCTGGGACCAGATCATCGGCACACGAGGGTTCACGGGTAAACGCACTACCAATGCGCATACTCAATTCAACGCTTTCTTTGATGTGGAAGATGATGACAGTTCCGAAGAAGAATTTGATCAATCCAAACTAGACGCCCTGGAGAACCTAAATGTATGAGAATCGCATCAAGCACCTAGAGCATGTCCACGAAATGCTGGACAAAAAAATTGATGTCATGGAACGGACCGGTGTGTTCGAAGACAACAACATACACGATCTCAAAAAACAACGATTGCAGGTCAGAGACCAGTTGGCCGAATTGCGCAGGAAACAGCATGAACATGATCAAGAAGTTGACCAAGGAGATGATTGATGGATAGGCCCGGACACAACAACGCAGAATTCTTTTTCGGCCGAGAAGTGGAACATACTCCGGCCTTGGACCAGCACACGCTGTTCGTGATAGGTTATCAGTCAGTGGAATCCATAGAACAGGCCTTGGCCCAATCCACACAGGATACCCAGCACATCTTTTTTGGGGCCAATGATTCATATCGTCCCAAGACCAATCCTGACTATGTTGGTTGGGAAAATGTCATACAAACTTTCCTGGGTCGTGGATATTGGTGTAGCCTGGATATACCTTTCCAGTATGTGGAAGAATTCCACGAGGGTGGGCTGTGTGAGCATGATAGATTCATCCCCATCATCAAGATTCCCATTCCTTATATAAAATTGTGGAACTACAACACTTGTATCAAGATCGATGACAAGGATTTTGCGGCTACCAATCCTGGAGTATGGGTCCATAATCTACATGATGTGCTAGATAGAGAAAAATTCACTGATTGGTCTAAATACGATAAAGATCTTGTAGTATCATGAGTTGGATTTTTATGATGTTTATGCACGGCTATATAATAGAAGTGGACAGTTTTATCTCCAGGCAGGCATGTGTAGATAAAATGAAACAATACAATAGAGCCGCCGAACAGAGTGGCAGTATTTTCCTAGTATGGTGCGAATCAAGGCCTCGTGCTTGAGACCTTTTATGTGGGGAGAAATTTTTGAAATACTGGACCGAACTTTCAGAAAGCGATCGCGCTCATGTTGCGTGGACTCTGAGTTTGGTATTGGCTGCCACTGTGCTGGTGCTTTATGCCATAGCCGCCAGTCGTGGACAGGATGTGGATTATTTCAAGACTCGCTTGGGACTCATGGAACAGCGTTTGAACTACATGGATCAAAAGATAGACAAAGTAGCACAGGGGCAACACGATCAAAAAGAACATCTCAATGAGATCCGTAGGATGCATGAAGCACAACAGCGGCAACTCGAAGACCAGCAAAAATGGCTGGATTTTTATAAAACCTTACCACAACTACCCAAACCACCTACCAAGAGGTAATCATGGCTCGACTTTATAGAATCACTCCATTGCAAAAAAAATCAGTGGAATATTTCGTGGATGTTTATGAAAAACTTCCAGACGGAAGGATCAGAGGGTTTGATGTAACCGAAACTTGGCGATGGGGGCAGGCTTTCAGAGAAGAAGATGAACCAGTATATGAAAGCGAAGGCACTGTATTTTGTCGTCCTGAAGTTGGGTGGGGTTGCGAACTGGATGATTTGGTAGCCGTGCATGTGAATTATGGTTGCTGGGACATGGATGGCAATGTCTATGATGATGGATTCACAGAAGAAGAAAAAGCCCAAATAGAAGCACTGTTGCGATGGGAAACCGAAGATGAAGATGGTCGTTGCGGAACCGGGTGGATCTATGACGGTGATCATAATTGGGAAATCGAAGACGAGCACGTGGCCATATTGGAACCATACAAGGTTGACCTAGTGGATGAAGATGCTTATAATGAAGTAATAGAAGAGAATGTCGCACTTGAAAAATTAACCCCATCAAATGGTTGGCCATTTCCAACTGAGGAATCTAAATAATGAATGTGAAAGAACTAGCAGAACAAGCGATCTATCGGGCTCAACACTTGCAAGAGTTTGAGGTATTGCGCGATGAAAACGACATGATGCTCAACGGAACCATACGCTATGACATTCGGCACAGGCCTGGCACACCATATCGTATCACAGTGCCTGCAATGACACAGGCCGAAGCCGAAGTTCGTGTGGACGAGTGGATTGAAGAAATGAGGAATGTAGAATGATTGTCAGCGAAAGAGAAACCATTGAACGTATCCGTGAAGCCGCTGATCGCAAAATCTGGGTCACATTCCAGAAAGAAGGTATCCATAAATACCCAGCGGCGCTGACAGATCCTATGTTGGCCACAGGAGATGAGTATGATGTTTCGTTCCTTGGTTATCCTCACCGTCACATCTTTCATTTCAGGGTGTGGATCGATGTGTTCCACAATGACAGGGACATCGAGTTCATCCAATTCAAGCGGTGGCTCTTGTCGTTGTATTCCAGTGCCCAGCCAGCCGATGTCTTGCGTGATCGGACCGTTCACAATAATCAAAATTCAGTATTGAGCCTGGATTACAAGTCTTGCGAGATGATCGCAGACGATCTGTATCTGCAAATAGCAGGCCGTTATCCTGGCCGTGCTGTGTGGATTGAAGTGGCCGAAGATGGTGAGAACGGCTGCCTCATCAAGTATAATACTCACCGTCCCTATCAATCAATCACAATCTAAGAGGAATCAACATGGGCAAGCCCACGTTCAAACCCAATCCCCGTAGCCGCCAGGTATGGGAAGACCTAGACCGTTATCTTGAATTCTGTTGCGATTATGGCTACAAGTTCAACGAAGCGGATCTATACAATAACCGCGTGTATGCTTTCCAGCAGTTCCGCAAACTGGAAGCCGGCAAGGAGCCCCGAGACATGTGGGCACAAGATGCCAATCGGAGACCACGCTGATGCGTAAGATATTCTACATGGGGTTGGAAAGTTACGAAGCCCGCTACACTCTACAACTCACGGAATGGAACAAACGTGTGTTTGACCGCCGCGGCCTTGACGTTGTATATGTGCCTGGCTCCACCATTGATGATACCAAATCAATCAGTGTAGGACAGGTGCTAGACGCTCACGGTCGAAGTTATTTTTCAATGAGCCAGATGATGAACCTAGTGCAGATGATGCGCAACGGTGATGTCACTGATCAAGATGTGATCTATTTTGAAGACATGTTCCAACCCGGTATCGAGAGCTTACCTTATATTCTTGATCAAGTGCCTGACAATCTCAGACCGCGTATCTTTGTGCGCTGTTTGGCACAGGCCATTGACCCCGATGACTTCGTGCATGTCTGGGGCATGGCAGGCTGGATGTCGACTTATGAAAAGATGGTAAATCAGATCCCCAATGTCGCTGTGTTGGCCACCAACGAAGAGATGGTAGCACACATGCGCATCGCAGGGTGGACTGCTCCCATCTACAATATTTCAGGCTTGGCATTTGGCAAGGCGGAAGTGCTCGAGCGCATAGGTGGCAAAGACCATGTTTGTGATTTTGACGTGAGACCATATCGTGTGGGATTTGCCGCACGATTTGATCAAGAGAAACAACCAGACTTCTACATGGATCTCATTGACATGTGGCATGAGCAAGGCAGATATCCGGTTGAGTTCGCTGTGTTCCAAGGAGGCCCATTGCGCTCAAACAACTCACGTTATATCGAACGTGCTCGTGACATGGAACGCCAAGGCCGCTTGAAAATCTATGAGAATCTAAAGAAAAATGATTACTATAATCTTCTCAACAATACTCGTGTGCTGTTTAATTGTGCTCTACAAGATTGGGTATCTAACACAGTATCAGAAGCCGATACTCTTGGTTGTAATGTGTTATATCCTGCTTATCGCAGTTTCCCTGAAACCTTTGCCAACGATCCTAACCGACTTTATGTTCCTTGGTCGATAGATGATGCTTTCACCAAACTGGGGTTGTTGCTCAAAGAACCACACCACAACATGGGATTGATCTCTGACTGGACTGATGGCACAGTGGATCGCATCGTAGATATCATCCAAGGCCAAGGCGAGCAATGGAATCGTTCAGGCAATCGCTACAGAGATCACGTGCCCGAAAACAAGTATCATGTGGTCAAAATTTAAACATGAAACAAAAAGTTTTAATCATTGGTGCCAGTGGTGGTATAGGATCATCATTATCGAGATTGATGTCAACCCATGATTATGATGTTGCAGGTTGGTCTTCACAGGATTTAGATCTAAATTATCCTGGAAGAATTTTTGATTGTGATTTTTCTCATTTTGACATTCTTGTAAATTGTGCCGGGCACAATCGTGGAACTTGGCGAGGTAATTTACAAAACACCTGGGAAAATCAACTCAGCATGATAATTGTAAACTATGCATCAAACTTTTTTTTGATGAAACATTATGCAAAATCGAGAGATTCAGGAACTTACGTTTGGATCAGTTCCGACAGCATAGATCAACCAACTATCTACCAGGGTGTATATGCAGGTACCAAAATGGCCAGTAAGTTCAGTTTAGATCTTTTAGCCAAAGAAGCCGATCATATTACCGTATTATCTGCTAAAGTTGGACTTACCAAAACCAATTTCAGATATAGAAATTTTGAAGGCACCAAGTCCTGGCAGGAGGTAGAGGAGACTTATGGTGATAGAAAACTCATGTCAGCGGATTCGGTGGCGCAACGTCTTTTTCAAGGAATAAAAAGTAACACAAAGGAAATGGTAATCACATGAACGGTAAGATAAAATTTATATTACCCGATATCAACGACAAAGCAATAGATTCGCGTGGTGCAATTTACAGCTTTATACCACATGATGAAATTGTGGAATTCTGTTATGTTACTACCAAATCAGGACATGCTCGAGGTCATCATTACCACAAAGAGTTCGACGAATACCTCATGTTAGTGGATGGAGAAGGCATATATCTTGAGTTATTAGATGATGGAACTGTGAGGAAAATAGTAATAGGTGCTGGGCAAACTTTATATGTGCCTAGACTAACTCCACACACATTTATACCGATAACCGATTGTAAATCAGTAAGTTTTCTTACCAAACGATGGGACAACTGTCAAGAACCTATTACACCAATTAAGATATGAATTGGCGGAGAAATAAAATTTATATTGTTACAATAATGGAAAAATTATGACTATGAAATCAAACTGTGTAATAGTAACGGGTGCTAGTGGTTATATAGGAGGACAAACTATTCTCCGACTTGGAGATGCTGGACATAATGTCATTGGTATTGATATACGGCCTGCTCCAGATCATTTGAAAAGTGCGTGCAATAGGTTCTATCAAGAAGACTTTGCCAACGAATTTGCATTGAGCCTTTTGGACCAATTTGAACCACGGGCCATCATCCACTGTGCTGGCACTAGCCTCGTAGGCCCCAGCGTGACCAATCCTGAGCGTTACTATGACAACAATTTTGTCAAGACCAAACGCATGTTGGACCGACTGATCAAACATGAAATCAAGTCCAGAGTGATATTCAGTTCCAGCGCGGCTGTGTATGGAGAACCTGTGATGACTCCGTGTTCTGAATTGGATCCGCCTCTGCCCGTGAGTCCCTATGGTGAGAGCAAACTCATGATAGAAATGGCGTTAAACAGTTATAGCCGTGCTTATGGACTAGACTATGTGAGTTTCCGTTACTTCAACGCCTGTGGGGCTGATCCCCGTGCCCGTCACGGTCAAGCCAATGCCGCTACTCACATCATTGCCAGAGTTCTGGAAAGCATGAGAGACGGAAAAGAGTTTGTGCTCAATGGTGAAAATTATCCGACCCAGGATGGAACTTGTGTGAGAGACTACATTCACGTAGATGATCTTGCCCGTGCGCACGAGATGGCCATAGAGCCGGAAATTCCTGCTGGCGTGTATAATCTTGGATCGTCATCAGGATACAGCAATCGCGAGATCATGGATCTGGCACAAAAAGTCGCAGATAAATCTTTAAAATTTTCTGCAGGTCCTCAGAGAGAAGGTGATCCTGCTGTGCTCACGGCTGCCAGCGACAAATTCAATTTAGTGAGTGCATGGGTTCCTAGATACAATATCGAAGAAATAATCCAGCATGCGTGGGCCTGGTATACACGATGAGTTTTGACCCAATTTTTCAATTTGAAAAACAATTATCAGAATACACCGGTGCACCTTATGCTGTGATGACTGATTGTTGCACACATGCTATAGAGTTATGTTTACGGCATGAACTACCTAACTGGACATCATTCACTGCTTTTACCTATCTTTCTGTGCCCATGCTGATGCATAAACTTGGGATCGAATATAAATTGGTGCAGGAAGATTGGATTGGCGAATATCGTTTTCACAATACCCGTATCTGGGATTCGGCACGCCGGCTAGAACGCGGTATGTATCGACCTGGCATGATGCAATGTTTGAGCTTTGGCCGAGGTAAACCGTTGGAGATAGGGCGAGGCGGTGCCATATTGCTTGACGATGCTCGGGCGTATCGTGTATTATTAGAACAGAGATATGATGGTAGAGACTTGACCATCATCCCCTGGCAAGACCAAAAAACTTTTAGGGTGGGGTATCATTATAAACCAACCATAGAAGAGGCAGAAAAAGGTATCGAATTGCTACCAAAAGTAGATGAGAAACCTAAATATGTCTCATACCCGGATCTAAGACAGATCCAGATCATTGACTAGCCATCCTCGGCTCTAACTCGGAGAAAAAAATGACAGAAAAAAAACAAGAATTATTTGATGCGATAAAAAACACAAAGTTGGTAAGCGAAGCACCTTTCCATCCTGGCTATGAAGATGCTGCCATGAATCTTACCAACACAGGACTGGACGCCATGGTCAATGATCGAGGTTATCAAACGGCCTATCTCGGCGATGCTATCCGATTCCAAATGCGGCGTGAAGGCAAAAGATTCTGGGCTGGAGACAATGTATCGGAATATGTGAATCCTGCCACCAAAGAAATCCTGATCAATGAGGCCACCGAAGCGTTTGAGTTAGTGCTAGATCGTTTGCTGATCGATAGAGAAACGGATCCCAACTCCAAGGGCACCGCACGTCGTTTGGCCAAGATGTATTTCAATGAGATCATGGCCGGAAGATATGAATCTGCACCCGACTGCACTGCTTTCCCCAACGACTCGGCAGACCGATACGAAGGCATGCTGGTGGTGCGCAGTGAGATCCGGAGCATGTGTAGCCATCACCATCAACCAGTGGTTGGAGTGGCCTATATTGGAATCTTGGCCGCACACAAACTCATCGGTCTCAGCAAATACACTCGCATCGCGCAATGGTGTAGCCGTCGCGGAACTCTACAAGAAGAATTGTGCAACGACATCGCCCGAGAGATCATGAAAGTGACCGAAAGTTCTGATGTAGGCGTATATGTGCAAGCCACGCATGGGTGTTGTGAAAATCGCGGCATCATGGCCCATTCTAGCCTTACCCAGACAACCGTTCTAAACGGTGCATTCCGGACGGACCCGGCTGTGAAAAAAGAGTTCATCGATAATATCAAACTGCAACAGGACTTTGCGCCTAGGTAAGTGAGCACTTACCTATTTGACCAATAATCCTAGATCAACTATAATATTGATATTATAGACAAATCTGGAACGACCAATGGATTTCAAACGCAGTATCATTGCTGTATCAATCTCTGGCATAATGTCTACCTTGGCCGGCTGTGGGGGTGGTGGTGGTGGTGGCACTAGTTCAACGCTCGGTGGTTTTGTCCGATCAGAAGTTCCTTTCCATACTCCTGTGCGCATATCGTCGGCTATAGATCCTTTGGTCAAAGTCGATGGAGCGGCACCTGTATTTGATATCTTTGAAGCAAATGTCACTGGTAGTGGCAACGATATCATATTGGCAGGTAGACAAACACAATATGCCACACCCGAAACCTGGAGTAACAGCCGGATCAGTTTGTTCGCATGGCAAAACGGAACTTTAGTCGACCGCACTGCACAGTGGTTTCCGGGTGGTATCAACGAAATACTAGGCACAGAACCCAGCGTGAAGTTTGCTGATCTATTCAACACAGGTCGCCAAGACATGTTGGTTGCACCCAGCACGGACATGCAACACTATGGCCCTGGTTATGTGTTCGCCAACCAAGGCACACATTTCAATCGCATATCAATTCCTCTCAACAATGTATGGGCCCACGACAGCGCCATCGCAGACATGGACGGAGACGGTTTTAAAGATTTGCTGTTTGTCGATTATGGACCAAACACCACCTTGGCAATCAACAATCGAGTCAATAACTTTACCGCATATACCGATAGCAGAGGCACGGCCGGTGATCTGCGGTGGGGTGGATCCAGCATTGTTGCTGACAGTTTTCTAGGCAATGGACAGAAACAGATCATAGTAACTGACAATGCTTGTAATACTGCCAACGCCGCATGCAGTAATGCTCGCACCACCAAGATGTATAGCTACACCATCGTTGGAGGGCAACTGAATTATCAATACATAGCCGATCTTCCTGCACCATTGTTGGATCACAATGTGAGAGTGGTATCGCATGATTTCAACGAAGATGGACGACCCGATGCCATTGTTTTTAGCCGTCTTGGTTTCCATACCAAACAAAGTGCCATCCAATTCCTGAAAAACAACGGCGCCGCTGTGTTCCAAGATGTGACCACAGATACACTGGTCGGTTATGATACCAATACCTATTCTACCTACAACCCCAAATTCCTAGACATCAACGGCGACGGTCGCACTGATATTTTGGTCAGTGCCACAGATTTTTCGGGTAATCAATCCAGCACTCAAATACTGTTGAAAAGTTCAGACGGCAAGTATGTGGCGGCTCATCAAAGGATTTTTACGGATTTTCTCAAGCAAGCCGCGCAGATGACCCAGGAGTTAGGAACCGGTGCTAACGAAGCCAACAGCACGGTGAACTTGTTCAAAGCGCCAGATGGAAAATATTATCTAGTGACCTTCATCGCATATGAAGCAAACAATGATCGCAAACTGGCAGTTTACATGAGCCAGATGGGAGGACAAGTCACACTCACAGCGCAGACAGCAGTGGATCTCATCAGACAGAAATGGCCTTACATGAGTGCGGCCGCGGCCAATTCAGTGTTGGCACAGACAGCGGCCACTTATTGGAATGGCAAAGTTATTGACATTGAGGCCGCAATGAATCCAATTGGTGGTCTTTGGATCAATTCCAAACCTATCACTGGCCATATCGCTGGTGTAGACATCGGGTCAGGTAGGATGCTGGCCACTGATGCTCTGCATAGACCGTTTGCCATCAATGCCAAGCCCATGAACACTCAAGGACTCAATGCATGGCAACGCACTGCCAACCCTGTGCAGGATCATGAAATGACCAGTCATGCAGAGTATTTGGTAGGTGGACGCAGTATGATGATGGATGGCCTGCGTGTGACCAGTGATCAAAACATCAACGGCCAACCCGGTGATGCTTACAGTATTGGAATTCCACGCATCTGGTTCAAGAAAAACTGGACCTATGGGGCGCAGTATACCAAGTTGGCATTCAACCCCTGGATTAGTTTCAGTGGTGTGTGGGGAACTGTGCGTAGTAGCAGTGTGCTAGACAATGTTGTGGCTTATCAAAACGGTGGATTTTCCGCTCGTGGTAGCCTCATGTATGTCAACACCGAAATCAATCCAGGATTGATCACCAGAGTCACACCGACTGTGGGCACTTGGGCCGAAACAGGTTATCGATGGGACAGCAATAAAAACACACTGGGACTATATCTAGGACTTGCGCCCACTGTGTTGACAGGCAAGATAGAAGCAAATTTACCAAGTTCATTTGACAACAACGGACAATTAGTTTACAATAAGCACTCGTTGGACATTATGAGAACTGCAACATACTATGCCAGAGGTATTTGGACCAAAGACATTGATCGCAAGACCCGCTGGAGGACCAACGTCGCTTCTAACACAGCCGGACAATATCGGATCATGAATGAAATCGTTTGGAGTCTAGATAAATGACTGCTACTTTAAAACAGGCACAACAACAGGGTATCGCCCCATGGGATGATACCTATGGAGAAACTCCAGAATACTATATCTTCCGCGATCGATATCCGGTGGCCGAAGGACACTTGCTATTCGTTCCCAAAATCAACAACGATGATGCCATCATGTCCTGCTTCCGTGCGGCTCGCCGCCATGGAGAATGGTATGTGATCAGTGGACGATCGGATGCCTACAACATCGGTATGAACTGCGGATCTCAGGCAGGCCAGACTGTGATGTATCCACACATACACATGATACCGAGGAGAACCGGTGACTGTGAAGATCCAGTGGGCGGAGTGCGCGGGGTAATCCCAGGGCAGGCCAACTACAAAAAAGATGGTTATCAACAGCCCGATAAATAGAAATCTCAACAGCGGCCTTTTCGGCGTCATCCCGCTTTACAAACTCTGCCGCCTATGCTAAAATTGACATAGGAGATAGACAATGGCAAAATTTTACTCAACAAAAACATACGGTAACGACAGAGGTCTGTCATGCTGTTTTAGACAATGGCGTGCCACACATAGCCACTGCTCAACGCTACATGGATATTCAATTGGTATCAAATTAATATTTGAATGTGATACATTGGATGACAAAAACTGGTGCATGGACTTTGGCGGTCTTAAAGAATTCAAAGCATGGGCAGACCACATGTTTGATCACACTTTGGTAGTAGCTCAAGACGATCCAATGCTGGATTTTTTCAAACACATGAACGAAATTGTGGATATTGAAAGTAAAAATCATCTAAGCAAACTACCATACGAACGCGGTGCCTTATGCGATTTACGCATTGTGCCCGGTGTAGGATGCGAAATGTTTGCCAAAATGGCTTACGACAAGATGGCAGAATTACTTGCAAACGGTGACATGCGTTACCCTATTAATCCAACAGTAAGAGTTAAATCAGTTGAAGTATTTGAACACGGAGCAAACTCTGCCACATACGAAGGTTAGTTTTTTGTGAATAATTAACGGCGTATATAAATATTGTCTCAATACCGTGTTGAGACAGGAGAATAGATTGAATCAAAACGAACAGCCAGTGGGTCTCAGAAAATTATGGACGGATCCGGCTACACACGCTATATCTGTGTTGTTGCCCACTAGGAAACGCCGAGAATCATTGAAGGCCAGTGTGCAGAGCCTGTATGATCTGGCAGCTCACCCTGAAAACATCGAGTTGATGTTGGCCATGGATACCGATGACCAGGAAACCATAGATTGGGTCAAAGACAATGTGCTACCTGATCTCGAACAACGAGGAGTGGATGCTACCTTGGTCACTTTCACTCCCATGGGCTATATCAATCTCCATCAGTATGTCAATGCCTTGGGCCAACTGGCCAATGGTCGATGGTTGATGTTCTGGAACGATGACGCTGTAATGAAAACACCGTCCTGGGATCTTGAACTGATCAAGCACGATGGCACATTTGCTGTGTTGCGCATGCCCACACACAACTGTCATCCCTATGCCATATTTCCCATCATACCTCGAGACTGGTATTATCTATTGGGGCATCTCAGCAATCATCAACTTACAGATGCTACCATCAGCCAGATCGCATATACCTTGGATATCATGATCAACATTCCAGTAGATGTGCTACATGATCGTCATGATCTCACTGGCAACAACAATGATGAAATCTATAAAAATCGTCCCATGCTAGAAGGTAACCACAATCATCCAGCAGATTTTAATCACCTCAATTTCAGGCAGAAACGCCTCAACGATGCCAATAGGATAGCATGGTATCTAGATAGGATAGGTCAGCACAGTGATTGGTTTGATCGAGTCATGACCGGGGAAATAGATCCCTGGACCAAGATGACCAGCAAAGAACAAGATCCCAATGGTCAAGTGAGTATCATCCAGTGAAAGACATTGAACGACGTATAGTTGATTACTGGAATCATCAACCCTGCAACATCCGCCACAGCCAAGCACCTGTAGGCAGCCAGGAATTCTTTGATGCTGTCACTGCCAAACGCTATCGTGCTGAACCGCACATATTAGATTTTGCCGGATTTCATCTCTGGCGTGGTCGCCGTGTGCTAGAGATTGGATGCGGCATAGGATCTGACGCTGAACAGTTTGCCCGACATGGTGCCGAATATGTTGGGGTAGACATTTCCGAAGAAAGCCTGAGATTGTGCCGGCAACGGTTTGATGTGTATGATCTCCAGGGAGATTTCCAGCAAGGATCTGTGACAGATCTTGATTTCTTGCAGAGTCTGGGCAAATTCGATCTAGTATATAGTTATGGTGTGCTACACCATTTTCCTGGCATGGGATCACATCTATCTAACATCGCCAATATCCTGCCCTCGGGTGGTGAACTCAGATTCATGGTCTATGCCCGCAATTCTTGGAAGTATGCTATGATCCAGAAAGGCCTGGATCAGTTTGAAGCACAGGCCGATTGTCCCTACGCTGAAGCATTCACCCGAGAAGACATAACCAAATTGCTGGACCCACACTATCATGTGGAACGCATCCGGCAAGATCATTGTTTCATGTATGATGTTGCGGCTTACAAACAAGGCGAGTTCCAACTAGAGCCATGGTTTGAAGCCATGCCCGAAGTCATGAGGCTGGCAGTGAAAGAATATCTAGGCTGGCATCTCTTGGTCAAGGCCAAAAAGTTGTGAAAAAAATAGTTTACGTCACTGGTTGTTTGGGATTCATGGGCGTGCATGTGACTCGGGCCTGTTTAGACGCTGGATTTAAAGTCATAGGTGTGGATAAAAAGACCTATGCCAGCAACGACTGGGCCTTGATCGAATTCCTTCAGCACAACAATTTCACATGGTTGCACCGAGACATCAATGATCTCGATAGACTTGTGGACTGTGACTACATCATCAACATGGCCGCAGAAACACATGTAGACAATTCCATAATGAGCAGTGGTGTTTTTTTACATTCCAATGTCAACGGAGTGCATCATCTCCTGGAATTGATAAGACAAATCCCTCGCTACAAGCAACCCATCCTGTTGCATTTTTCCACAGATGAAGTCTATGGCGACATCGATCAAGGTAGTCACACTGAACAGGATCTGTTAAAACCCAGCAACCCTTATTCGGCTTCCAAGGCCGCAGGCGACATGCTGATAATGGCCTGGGCCAGGACCTATGGTATCAAGCATGTGATAGTGCGTCCCACCAACAACTATGGCATAGGACAGTATGTAGAGAAACTCATCCCCAAATCAGTGAAATATCTTGAACTGGGGCGCAAGATCGATCTACACGATCGTGGAGAGCCTCGACGAACATGGTTGCATGCTTCGGATACCGCTCGAGCCGTGATGGCAATCATTGAGTCTGGTCAGGTCAACGAAATATTCAACATATCGGGCAACATAGAACTGCCCAACCGAGAAGTGATCAAGAAACTGCTGGCCATCTACTGGAATGAAAACAAAGATCACTGCTGGCAAGATTACATCATGGACAGCCAGCGAGAAGGTCAAGATGTTAGATACAGCATCGATGATAGCAAACTAAAAGCACTGGGTTGGCTGCCGCAGGCGGACTTTGATCGCGAGTTGGTAGCCATCGTTGACTACTACAAAAAAAACTTTATTTGGTGATCTATGGGAACATATTATAAAAACGCAGAACCTTGGTTGGATCAGATCGATCGTGCGGCTTGGGTAGAATTGGGTGTGGATCGAGGCGAAGGCAGCACACGCTGGTTCAGTGACATGGCCAAAACCAGAGCTACCAAGTTCTACGGTGTGGACATGGATCCTGATCAGATCGAACGGGCCAGAGTCAACTTGGCTCAGAGCAGGACAGCGACCATACAGTCCGATGGATCTATCGCCATGATCCCCGGTGATATAGATCCGCATATCGAACTGATCGCAGACAAAGGCGAAGAATTTTTGCGTAAAATGGATCCCGCTGAAAAGATCAGTTTGTGTTATCTGGACAATTTTGATTGGGATTATTGGTTAGGGCAAGAGGAAGAATCCTTTGTGGCCGGAGTGAAACAACGCTATCGAGACACCATACAGACCGAGATGACCAACACCAACAGCCAGCTAACGCATTTGATACAGACCATGCGACTGATTCCTCGGCTCATGCCCAACAGCCTGGTTATCTGCGATGACACTTGGTTTATTCCCGAAGAAGGTATATTCAGCGGCAAATGTTCTGCGGCTATACCGTTGTTGATATTGCATGGTTTCAAACTGTTGCACCGTGAAGGTTATCGGCAAAACAGCGGTGCCATACTGGGCAGGTTCCGTGATTAAGAACTACATCGTCTCAGCAGTGCGCCCTATCCGTGAAGGATGGCACATAGAAAAACACCAAGAACTCTACAAGAATTATCGCGAGATGTATGACCTCAGCGTGGCCAGTTATCGCAAGTTCGTAGAAGAACCATTTGAAGCTGTGCTGTTGGAATCTCCAGTGGACAATAACTACCAAAACAATTTAGAGACTTGGCAGTTCATCCACGATCTTTGGCATCAGGAACCTTGTAATATCTTGTGGGCAGGCGCTGACACATTCATGACCCAATCCACATCGCTGTTCAGCGGTAGATACCCCGAGTATCGATTGTTCAATTACACTGATCCAAAATCGTTTGGGCCTTTTGCACATCACTTCAATGATGATGTGCAACTGTATCCACACACCATGAGCGAAGACACCTGGCAGGTAGGTAAGCAGTTCTGGGACACGGGCATGGAAGATCCTGCCATCCGGGAATGGGGATTTGATCAACTGCGTCACAATGCCATGTTCTGGAGCCAAGACATTGCCGACGATGACAGATGCCATCCTCATCTGAATTTTATCTGCATGAATCTGCGCACTCTGGATCCTGCCATTATCAGATGGCATGAACAATGGAACCGTTGCGAATTCGATAGAGCACATATCTTGCACTTCTGCGCCAGCAGAGGCAGTGCCAGCGTGATCTCAATCATGAAGGAACTGGCAACACAATTAGGAGTGGCACAATGAAAGAAATATTGGATCTAGTGCGCCAGCACGTCGAACAAAAACAATCTGACAAGACCTGGGTGGCCGGCAAAGACTTTGTGAACTATGCAGGTCCATATTTTTCGTCTGACGAGTATGTGGCGGCCGCCGAAGCATTGCTAAACGGCTGGTTGGTCATGGGCAACAAGAGTCTTAGATTCGAGCAAAAATTCCCCAAAGAGTTTGGCAAAGATCGTGGCGTGCTCACCAACAGTGGTAGCAGTGCAAATCTCTTGATGATGACCGCAATGAAGAGCAAACGTGGACACAACTTTCCGCCAGGTACCAAGGTATTGATGCCTATCGCAGGATTCCCAACTACACTGAATCCAACCTTACAAAACGGATTCACACCAGTTTTCTGTGACATCGAAATCGATACACTAAACATTGACTTGGATCAAGCAGAACAGATATTGGCCAACGATCCAGACATCCGGATCATGACTTTTGCTCATGTGCTGGGTAATCCGCCCAACATGGACCGAGTGATGGAACTGGTGCATCGACACAATTTAATCTTGTTGGAAGATTGCTGTGATGGCTTGGGCACAACCTATGATGGCCGACCATTGGGGAGTTTTGGTCTAATGGCATCGTGCAGTTTTTATCCAGCACATCATATGACCATGGGCGAAGGCGGCTTTGTGGCCATGAACGATCCACAACAAGAAATCATTGTGCGCAGTCTACGTGAATGGGGTCGTGGTTGCTATTGTGTAGGACCCGAGGCTAACAAATTAAAATGTGGCACTTGCGGCAAACGGTTCAATGAGTGGATCCCAGAGATGCCAGATCAGATCTTTGATCACAAGTATGTGTATGATGAAATTGGATACAATCTAAAACCCATCGAACTACAAGCGGCCATGGGACTGGAACAAATCAAGAAGTTGCCCGAGATACATGCTCTACGGCAACGCAACTACGCTCTGTTGTTTGAGATCTATGAAAAGTATGAGGAATTCTTCCACTTACCACGTGCCAGAGACAAAGCCGATGTCAGCTGGTTCGCGTTTCCATTGACCATCCGTGCGGATGCTCCATTCTCTCGCATGGATATCGTTGACTATCTCGAAGAAAATCTCATACAGACACGCCCTTATTTTGCTGGCAACATCATGTTGCAACCTGCGTATAGTCATTTGATGGATCCTGTGGCGGCACGCGACAACTATCCAGTGGCCACATTTACCATGAAGAACACATTCTTCCATGGCTGTAGTCCAGTTATCACTCCTGAACAGGTCGCCTACATTGGTGAAAAGGTCGACGGATTCCTGAGTCTTTACCTATGATCACCCGGCAAGAACTCATCGACTTTGAATCAGACATAGCACACTGTTTCAATACGAAACAGATACGGGCACCCATCCATCTCTACGATGGTGCCGAAGATCAGATCATGCGGGTGTTTGAAAAAATCAATGTTGACAACGATTGGGTATGTTGCACATGGCGAAATCACTATCAAGCCTTGCTCAAAGGTGTGCCACAAACTTTGCTGAAAGAAAAGATCCTGGCGGGAAAAAGCATGGTGATGAATCTGCCCGAGTATCGTTTTATCTGTTCCAGCATCGTGGGCGGGATTCCCAGCATCGCAGTGGGACTGGCCCTGGCATCAAAAATACAACAAAAAGATTCTCGTGTATGGTGTTGGTGTGGAGATATGAGCGCCGAAACCGGAGCCTGGTCCGAAGCCTATAGATATTCTCAAGCACATGATCTACCCATAACCTTCATAGTAGAAGACAATGAGTTGAGTGTGCTGACACCCACTAGGGAAGTGTGGGGAGAGTCGAGATGGTATCTCCCAGATCAAGAGCCGACCGATTGGTATGAAAGCCAGCATCTTATCTACTATCGATATAAAAACAACAAATATCCACATGCAGGAGCAGGTGTCAGGGTGCAATTCTAATGACCACACAACATTACAATCAATGTCTCAAGGATGCCATGTTGTGGTTATCACAACAGCCTGGCACTGTGTTTCTGGGCCAGGCTGTGAGATATGGCGGAACCGGATGTTATGAAAGCCTTACAGTGGTCGACGACACACGCAAAATAGAATTCCCCATAGCAGAAAATT